TGAATTTAAAGAGCAATCATAAATGGACTGATAGAGCAGAACACACTCTAGAAGGTGGTGATAAGCCTATACAAGCAATAATAAGTTTAGGCAACGGAACTAAACCAAAAGAGTAGTCTACACCGCGTGTAAAATCGCATATTTAAGCACGAATGAAATTACTACCTAAACAGGAAAATGCAGTATATTACTTAAAAGACACTACTACAAAAGAACTATTATATGGTGGTGCAGCAGGTGGTGGTAAATCGGCATTAGGCTGTTTATGGTTAATAGAGGGTTGCCAGAAATATCCAGGCACACGTTGGTTAATGGGTAGAGCAAAACTAAAGACACTAAAAGAAACTACTTTAAACACATTCTTTGACTTATCCTCTCAATTAGGCATAAGCGACCAATTTACTTATAATTCACAATCAAATATTATTTATTGGAATAACGGTAGCGAAATACTACTAAAAGACTTATTCTTATATCCTGCCGATCCTAACTTTGATGCTTTAGGTTCTTTAGAGATAACGGGAGCGTTTATAGATGAGTGTAACCAGATAGTTTATAAAGCATGGCAAATAGTATTATCGCGGTGTAGATATAAGCTAAAAGAGTTTGACTTAATTCCTAAGATATTGGGTACTTGTAACCCCGCTAAGAATTGGGTTTATAATGGATTCTATAAGCCAAGTAAAACAAAGACAATACCAACACATAGAAAGTTCATACAAGCATTACCAACAGATAACCCGCATTTACCCAACAGTTACTTAGAATCACTACTATCATTAGATAAGAATAGTAAAGAAAGGCTATACTTCGGTAATTGGGAGTATGACGATGACCCAAGTGCATTAATAGACATTGATGCTATAATAGACTATTTCACGCCTACACATATGAAAGCTGAAGGTGATATGTACTTAACGGTAGATGTAGCGCGTAAAGGTAAAGATAAGAGTGTGTTTAGGGTTTGGCATGGTTGGTTATGTACACATCGTTATGAAATGGCTATAAGTAAAGTTAATGAAACGGTTAACATGGTGCAAAGGCTACAAAAGAAGCATAAAATATCTATAAGTAATGTAGTGGTAGATGAAGATGGTGTAGGTGGTGGTGTAGTTGATTACCTACCTGGATGCTATGGTTTCGTAAATAACTCTAGATGTTTGAATGATGAAAACTATTCTAACCTAAAGAGTCAATGCTCTATACAAATGGCTAAGAAGATACAAAATAGAGAAACGGGCGAAGTATCAGATGATGGTAATGTACGTGATTTAGTTAGCGAAGAAATGGAGCAGATAAAGATGAAAGATATTGATAAAGATGGTAAACTAACTATAATAGCAAAGGATAAAATAAAAGAGCATATAGGTAGATCACCCGATGATTGGGACACTATAATGATGCGCTATGTGTTTGAGTTAAGACCTAAAGCGTTCTTTTTCTAACTAAAAATATATACAATGACAAAACAAAAAGAGAATCTAATAGAGTTCTTTAACTATCTATTCATACATACAGAAATGTATATTACAGAAAAGCAAACACGAAACTCTTTAATTGAGGGGTTTATGCAAGAGAAAAAGGAGTGCCGAAGCACCCCCAAAATCAACCAAAAAAATACATAACTTATAAATATAATAAATAAAATTGATAATAGGTATCGCTTTAATAGATATTTTTTATTATCTTTAAAAATAAATAGTTATTAATGAATTTAATTAGTAGACTAAGGGCAGCGGGTTCTATGCTCCTTTCATCAAATAAATTTAACGAGGCTTTTCTACAACCTGTAGGTGGTGGATTTACGCAATATGATGCAAACGGTAGAACATATTTAGAGGATGGCTATCAAGTCAACCCAATAGTATTTAGTGTAGTAAATCAGATGGCTAACAAAACAGCATCTATACCTTACTTTATAAAGGAAATAGAAGATGATAGTTCTTTGAAACAATTACAAAGGTTACGTAAAGCAACAAACTACAAACTATCTACACAGCAAGCGTTAAAGCAATCTATATTACAAAACAAAGCATTTAGCAAAGAAGAGAAAGCATTTCCTTTAGATGTGCCTAATCCTTTACAAACATGGACAGAATTTATGTCATTGTATAAGACATTCTTAAAGCTAACGGGGAATGTTTATATTTATGTAATGAGTCCAGAAGATGGTATGAACGCAGGTCAGCCAACAGCGGTTTACTTATTACCTAGTCAAGATATACAGATAATTCTAAAAGATAATATAGATTTATTAGATATAAATAGTAGTGTTAGTGAGAGTCCTATTGATAAGTATATGTTAGTAAGAGGCAATCAATACACCGAGTTTAAGCAAAAGGATGTAATACATATCAAGTATGCAAACCCCGATTTTGGTACAAGTGGTGAGCATTTATACGGTATGAGTCCTTTGCGATCAGCATTAAAGAACGTGCAAAGTAGTAATAGTGCTTTAGACCTAAACATTAAGACATTAAAGAATGGTGGAGCATTTGGCTTTATACATGGTACTAAGACAGCATTAACACCGACACAAGCAATAGAGATTAAGGATAGGCTAAGAGAAATGGATTCTGATAGCGGTAATTTAGGGCGCATTTCTGGTATGTCTAGTGAATTAGGCTTTACACGTATTAGTTTAACTACCGATGAGTTGAAACCGTTTGACTATTTGAAGTTTGACCAAAAACAAATATGTAATGTGTTTGGATGGAGTGATAACCTATTGAATAATGATGATGGTGGTAAATACGATAAGCAAGTAGAAGAGCGTAAAAGAGTAGTTACCGATAATATAGTGCCAGATTTAAACTTATTGTGTGATGCGTTTAATAAGCATTTTATACCGTTGTTTAAAGGCTATGAGAATACTATAATGGAGTTTGATGTAATGGAGTTGCCAGAAATGCAAGAGAATATAAAAGAACTTGTAGATTGGTTAATACTGTTACAAGATAGAGGCACTATTACGAGAAATGAAACAAGAATGGCTATTAGCTATCCTAAAGAAGATGATTCTAATATGGATGAATATACTATAGCAACCGATATAATGACATTACAAGAGGCAATAGATAACCAATTTGATACTATTGGGAACGAAGCGCAAATATAGAGAGCAATATCTAAGATGGCATAAAGGCTATGAAAAGAGAACCACAACAGCATTTAAAAAGATGTTTAAAGGGTTCATTAAAGATATTGATTGGGATAATATGCAAGGTGGTACGTATAAGATAATCGTATCTATGGCAGTAAATGAAGAGAAGATAAAAGAAACGTTAGTAGATACTTATTTAGCAATAGGTAAACAACATGGTAAAAGAGTAGGTAAGGCAACAGAAAAAGCAACAAAGGCGTTTGACTTAACTACATTTTTAACTATATTTAATAGAAATGTATATTTATTTCTAAATCTGTTTGGTGGGCGTAGAATAACAACTATTAGACAAACGTTTATTAGTTCTGTTATAGATTTGCTAAGTAATAGAGTATCTAACGGTATGGATATGAGGCAAGCGGCTAAAGAAGTAAGATTATTAGTAAATAAGCCTAAGTTTTATACTTGGATGGCTTTAAGAATAGCAAGAACAGAAAGCACCGCAGCGAGTAACTTCGCAGCTATTGAGAGTTCACGCTCTAATGATGTAGAAACAATAAAAGAGTGGTTAAGTGCAAGTGATGGTAGAACACGTAGAAAGCCAGAGGCACACTTTGACCATTTTGTTATGCAAGGCGTACAAGTTGATATAGATGATGATTTTATATTTAACGAGGGTACATTTGATGAAGATAGATTACAATTTCCAGGCGATCCAAAAGGGAAAGCGGGTAATATAATTAACTGTAGATGTTCGGTAGTGGTGCTACCAAAAAGAGATAAAGAAGGGCAAATAATATTTAAGACATGAAATTTAAACAGATTAACTACGATTTAAAAGAGTTAGACGAAACTAAAGGAATCATTATAGCGTATGCTAATGCGTATGGTAATGAAGATAGTGATGGTGATATAAGCGCAAAAGGTAGCTTTGATAAGACCGTACCCGAAAACTTTAAACGTATTCGTGTGCTAAAAGACCACGACCCTACAAAAATGATAGGTGTACCTTTATCAATAGATACAAAAGATAGTTATGGTTTATTGACTACAACACAGTTTAACATGAGAAAGCCTTTAGGGAAAGATATGTTTACAGATGTTAAGTTAATGCACGATAACGGTCTAAATGCTGAATTAAGTATAGGGTATCAAGTAATGAAACGCGATGAAAAGCAAAAGAGTATTATAACAGAATATAAGTTAATGGAGTATTCTTTTCTATCTAGTTGGGCGGCTAATGAGTTAAGCACAGTACAAGGTATTAAGGGAATACAAAAGTATTATGGTATTCTAGATATATTAGTGAAAGGCTATGATTTAGACTATTCAGATGAAAGACTAAAACAAATAGAAACGATTTTAAAAGCACTTACAAGTAAAGAGCCGATACAAAGTATCACTCCGACAGTTGAGCCGCTAGAGTATATAAATATTATTAAACAATTTAACAAACAATTTAAAAATGGAAAGTAAAGATTTAAACGATGCTTTAGAGGTGCTAAAAAAAGACATCATCGGAGCAAACGAAACACAAGTAAAAGATGCTATCGAAGCATTTGAAACAAAGAACAAAGAAGCTATTGATGTTCTACAGAAAGCGCAAAAAGAAGCGTTTGATTTAGAGATTAAAGGTATTAATGAGAACTTAGAAGCGGTACAAAAACACGCTGATAAATTAGATGTAAAGATGCAAGGTAACGCAACAAAGAAAGCTAATAAAGTAGATGCTATTAAAAACGCAATTACTGAAAACTTTGAGGATATTAGAAAAGTAAAGAAAGGCGTTTCTATTGATACAAAAGTAGTAGGCGATATGACTACCGCTAATCTTTCTGGTGATGAGCCAAGAGATTATAATTTCGATGTAGTTAAGATACCAGGTCAAAAAGTTAATGTATCTGATTTAGTTGGATCGGTTAATATTAGTGGTGGTACTTATACTTACACACGTGAATTAGCGGGTGAGGGTTCTATAGGAGCGCAAACAGAAGGTTCTTCTAAATTACAAAGAGATTACGATTTCTTAAATGTAGATGTAGCGACTGATTTTATTGCAGGTTTTGCAAGATATTCTAAGAAGATGAAAAATAACTTACCTTATTTAGAGTCTTTTATTCCTATGGCATTACGTAGAGATTACTTTAAAGCGGAAAATGCAGCGTTTCAAGCGGTATTAGCAGCGGATGCAACGGCATCTACTGAAATTATCACAGGTTCATCTAAAGCAGAAATGTTAGTAAATGAAGCGGCTAAACAAGAGGATGCAGATTTTGAAGTAACTGCACACGTTGTTAGACCATCTGATTGGTATGATATTCTTAAAACGCCTAAAGATAACTTATTTGCTATTGTTACTTTTGAAAGTGGAGTGTTGAGAATTAACGGTATTCCATGTGTTAAAGCAACTTGGTTACCTGCTAACAAGTATTTTTCTGGTGATTGGTCTAGAGTTAACAAAATCAATACAGAAGGCTTATCATTAGCATTTTCTGATACTGAAGGAAGTAACTTTGTAACTAATAACATTACAGCACGTATTGAGTCTCAAACTGCATTAGCGGTTGAGCAACCTGCGGCTTTAATTTATGGTGATTTTACAGCAATATAGTAGTAATTAATTTAAACCCTCTTTAATTAGGGGGTTTATTTAAACAAAACAACATGAAAGTATTAAAAGGATTTTATTGCCCACAAGAGCAGAAAGATTATGCAGTAGGCGATGAATACACAGGTAAAAGAACAGATTTAGCACACGTATTAGAAGCTAAAAAAGCGATAGTAAAAAAGGCTAAGAAATATAAAAAATAATGGCATACATAGACGTTATAACACTAGCAGAGGTTAAAGTGCATTTAAGAATAGATGATACATTAACAGAGGATGATAGTGCAATTACTAGAATGATAAACGGAGCTTTGTCTTATATAGAGAATTGGACAGATGTTTATGTTTACGCTAGAGATAAAACTTATGTTATGGTAGATGGTTGTGTACGTGTTTACGCATACCCTATTAACTCTATAACAACGCCTTTAGAGGCTGATGTAGAGAGTGAGCAAAAGACATTACACACAAACTATACATACGGTACAGATACAACAGATTTAGTATTAAATGTAGGTCATGTATTACCTGCCGATGTGCCAGATGATTTAAAAGAAGTAGCATTAGAAATTATAGACTTAATGTACTATGGTAATGGTAAAAGCTATAAGAAAGATTTAAGTGAGTTATCAATAGATATTTTAAACAGTTATAAACGCTTTATAATTTAATGAGGTCAAGAGAATTAAATAAAAGGGTAGAGGTTTACACAATAACGGGCGTTACTGATGGCTTTGGTGGTCAAACTACCACACCTACATTAGTTAAAGCGTTATGGGCAAAGGTTGTTACATACCAAGCGGGTAAAGCTACTAATTTAGCCGATTTAGGTACTATTACACAACAAAGAAGCGTATTGTTTACGTTTAGAGATAATCCAAACTATACGATCACAGGAGAAAACCATTTCTTAAAATATAGAAATAAAACATATACAATAGGCACAGCGCCTACAAATATTAACTTTGAAGATAACTATGTAACATTTATAGGTCATGAGAGTTAAAGTAACAGGGTTAAAGAAAACTATAGATAGTTTACGGAAGTTTGGCGATGAATCAGATAAGCATATAAGAACCGCAGTATATTCAACCGCACAAAGTTTTGAGCAAAACGCAAAGAATTTAGCACCCGTAGATATAGGAACTTTAAAGGGAAATATAGTGTCATCTAAAGTAACAGATACACATTACCAAATAGTTTCGGGTGAATTGTATTCTGCATATATGGAGTTTGGCACAGGTGGATTAGTTGTAGTGCCAGAAGTGTTTAAACAGATAGCCGAAACATGGAGAGGCGCAGGTATAAAGAAAATAAATATACAGCCGCAACCTTTTATGTACCCATCATACTTAAAAGCTAAAGTACAATTACCGAAAGAGTTAAACGATGCACTAAACAGACTAACAAATAAACATGGATAAGGCACTACC